AAAATAGCGTAAAAGGTTCTTATTTTATTGCCAATAGATATTTTCAAAAAGAAATATTTTTAGATATGATAATGAACGAAAAAAGTTTTTCAGAACTTTATGTCGATGAAAGATTTAAAGTATCAAAACAACAAACTCGTTTATATATATATTTTACAAATGTAACAACTGGTGTAGTTGCTTTTAGTTTACTTAATCAAGTAATACTTACAGAAAATGATCCACTTCTTATACTTTCAAAAACACATAATAAAGATAATGGTATTGTAGGATCTGGAATAAAAATTGGCACACAGTATATCAAAGTAAGAATATCGTCTATCGATAATAAATCTAAAATATTATTTTTTCAAGAATCTATGAATAGAATTTTTTTAAAATATTATGAAAAATTAGATAAAATTTTAAAATTTTATAATTCATACATTAGATTGAATCCAGGTGGTCTTGGAATAGACAATCGATTTTTAGAATTTCAAGAATACTCTGGTCAAAAAAAGAAACAAAAATTTAATAATGTTGACACGCCTCAAATAGAAACATTGGCAACTATTGTTCCTGAATTATTTTTACCTTTATATTCCAGAAAGTGTGCTAAAGCTCCTAGAATTGTTTTAGAACCTGAATCATTAGCACTTCGTGACGAAGGTTTTCAAACAATTACGTTTCCTTTAAACGGCGAAGGAAATTTACAGCCTAGAATTTATTCATGTGATAAACACACTACACATCCTTATCCGGGATTGAGAGCTAATACTTTGTCTAATTCAGACACATTTAAATTTTTACCATGTTGTTATGCAACCAATCAAGAAAATAGAAGAGGCTCTCCATATGGAAACTACTATAAAGGAGAAATTTTAACTAAAGATATGACAGATCATGAATTATACAAAACACCTAGAGTTGTTCCTGACAAAATATTTGGCACACTTCCGTCTTCCATTGCAAAAATTTTTAATTCAGTTTCATCTGATAATTATTATAGATATGGAACACGTTATGGACCAAATAGTTTTATTGACGCAGTAGCAAGAGCAACAGGAGATTTGAAATTTGAAAATTCTTCTGAAGAAAGAAAACAATACATTAATGAAATTAGAAAAACAATGACAACAAATTCTTACATTGGAGTTTCAAGACAGGAAACATTTGACATTGACCTTAAAACAGTTAAAACATGGTTAAAATCTGATAAATATTTTGATCCAAAAAGATTTTTAAAAATTGTAGAAGACTATTACAATGTTACAATTTTTTTATTTGAGAGAAATATTGGACGTGTTACAGTTAAAAGAGTTGACAACGATGTAGAAATAAACGTTGAACAAATAGGAGAGGCTATTCAAAGATATGGATCTGGGGGACAAATGACCATACCAACACATTCTGAAATTGGTCCATATATTTTAAGACCTGTACGCGATAAAGTTATTTTTATTTACATTCATATGGGCAGTGATGTTGATAAAATTTTATATCCTCAATGTGAAACTATTGTTAAATATACTAAACCCAAAGGAGAACCTGTTAGAGGTAAAAAAGGTGTAATTACAGGAATATTTAATTCTTATGACAAAGAAGTTAAAGTAATTAAAATACTTTTTGAAAAATTAATATTAAAATACAAAACGCCTACCACCGTGTTAAACGAACATGACATAAATTTTAACGAAGAAACTTTAAAAGATTTAAATGGACTAACTATTACCGAACAATTTATCGACGAAAGTGGAAAAACTAGACTTTTATACGCATCTTGGTTGCCTCCAGATAAAACATTTAAAGTTCCTCCTCCTTTTTTTACTATAGTCACCGAACCCATACATCCTTTACGTCTTCCTGTCAAAAAACATAAAAATGGACAACATTTGTGTATACCATTTACTTCTTATGACTTATCTGCTCAAATTTCACCTATGACAAAAAAACTTGTTCATATTTTTATGACAACTTATAATCTAAACTACCATAAAGCATCTTTTAAAGATTATTTATGTAATGCTTCTGATTATCTTAAAGGAACAATTAATGGAATAAAAATAAGAATTTATGTACGAGAAAATACAGAAGAAAACCAAGAACCACAAAATGTTAGAAGATTAGAAAGTACACTTTTAAAATACAACGACGCAAGACGAATTGCAAGAATATTTTTTGAATACGTTCTGCATAAATTTTCTAGTAAAATTAAAAAAACATCTACACCTGAAGCAAGAATATTAAAAATAGAAAAATTTATAAACGACGAGTGTTCTATTCAAAATGGATTTAATTACATTTTACCTGAATTGACTTTGGGTGTACCTTTTTTTAAAGCTTTTGATAATGCTTTCAATAATACAGAAAATAAAATTATATTTTCATCGAAAGATTTATTTATTCGTGTCATGTATAATGTTAATCAGCTTATTAAACAAAAATGGTCAAATATAGAAGAACTTCAAGAAAAAACAATAATGGACACATATTTTGAAAATATATCTGATTTTAAAAAAGGTGATTTTTTCATAATACATGGTTTGAATAATTTCATGTTACTTCTTTCTGGAACCAAACAAGGGGAACTTCAATTAAATTTTCTTGAACCTTTTGAAGGACCTAGATTTTTCTCTAGTGATGACATTGAAGATGGACGTGTATTTTCAGCATTTTGTTTTGGAAATGTAGACGATGCAATCAGTACACAGATCAATGATCCAGATACAAATAAAAATGTTCCGGGTATAATACACATTTTTGACGTAGTAAATGGATATGAATCGTTTGAAATTAAAGAAAAAAATATGAACGGAATTAAACTCGTTGCTTTTAAAGTTGATGATGGAACTTATTATTTAACATTAAAAGGACTTGTATCTTAAAATTGTGATTTTCAACCATCATGCTCAACTGGGAATATTTTAAAACCATTGCTAGGTAGGTTTTAAAATAATTTATTAGACCTCATTGAACACAGTTGACATGTAGTTCTATTTGCTTGTTGCACTAAGACAATTAACTTAACTAGTCAAAGTAAAAGTGAGACGATCATAATGACGTTTGTCTACTTTTAGATGTTTAAAATTAGGTTTACGTAAGAGTGAAAGAAACGCCTGAATTACTTTGGAATCGTCAAAAGAAGCGTTTAAGTATTCGACATATTTAAGTTTTGGAAGTTGGTCCAATTTTAAAGACTCGATTTCTAATTCTGTAGATATTATTTTAATAGTTTCTAAATTTTGATGTGTACACAAGTTTTCATTAAAGCTTTCAGTTATTAACTTTTTATACTCTTTATCTTCATCACCACCCACTCTATCAATTTCTATGTATTTTAAATTGGATGGTCCTTTCGGACAAAAAAATAAATTAACAAGCAAAAAGTGACACTCTCTAGAGTTGGTATTCTAAACACAATGTCTAAAATTCTTTCTTTTTCAGGTGTTTCATCATCGAAATCAAAATAACTACTATTTTTATTTGAAGAAAACGATATTTCTCTTAAACACTTTGCATTTTTAGCAAATTCGAACCATAATTTGGGAGTCAAGTTAACATCGTATATTATCAGAGTCTCAAGGTTTTGAAAGTTTATTAGATCTTTGCATAGAAACTTGTCGTCTAGTTTTTCAGACCAAGTACACTGGGGACAGTCTTCTATTGAATTACAATCGCATTTCTTCTTATGTAAATATTTTTCCATAGCTTGACGATCGTAATAATCATAATCTAAATCAATTTCTAAATACTTTACTAGCTCAGGACTTGATACCTCGGGATCGAGCAAATCCTCTGGCAACATAGTTCTAATACTCAATTTAGTTTTATCTGGTCGATTTTTGACATCTTCTACTGTATCTAAATAATATGACATTTTTAACAAAGTTATATATTCTTATAACTCGCAAAAATAATAGAATTTTTTACATTTGGCAAAAATTCATTAAAAAATTGCTTCTTCATTCATCGATATCTTCTCTTTAGAAAAATTTAAATTTTAATTTAATGACTTTAGTCATTAAATTAAACTCATCTAATAAAATTGAACCCCATTTTTTATTAATTAAATATCAATTAAAGAGAAGAATATAAAAGTAAAAAACCAATGGTATCATTATAAACAAATTAAAGATAGTTTTCACTACGGAATTTTCGGTGAATTTAAATTGGTAATAGACAAGAACACGGGCTGTTTTAACGCTACCAAATTGTGCAATGATGGCGGAAAAAAATTTTATAAATGGACATATTTAGAAAAATCTAAACGTTTAATTAAATTTTATAACGAAAAGACCCGACCTTGCAAATCAGAGGGCGGCTCCACCTTTTACGAAATAAAAGGTGATAATCAAAACGAAAACGTGGCAAAAATTACGGGTCAATACGTTCAGAAAGAACTTATTTTGGATATCGCTTCTTGGATTTCAGTTGAATTTTATGATAAATGTAATGAAATTATCGTAGATTTTTTTGTCTCCGAATTTAAGGCCAGAGAAGAAGATCTTCAAAAACAAATTTGTTTCGCAGAACAAAATATGCACAAGTTGTGTCTTGAAAACGAAGAAGTAATCAGAGAAAAAGATGATAAAATTTACGAACTTTTAGAAATGACTAAACGCATGGAGCAGGATCGTCTTCAAGATAGAAAACTTCTTCGTTCTCTTGGAGTTCAATTAGATGAAGTGTGTGACCAAAACAATGAACTTCTTGAAAAAGCAGAAGAACAAGAAGAACTTAACATCGAACTTCACCATAAAATTGGTACTATCCAAACTAAACTTAACATTGCTGTTGAAGATAGAGCTCCTCAACCAAAGAAACCCGACAGACAAGAAAGATTTATGTTTGTTAAAAGACCTGACGAACATTATCCTTACTATATAGTTAGAGCACAAAATATTAGTGCAAAGAGAGCTATTAAACGCCAAGAAAAACAATACGGTAACGTTTCAATACTTCTCGATCTTCCATACCACCCGAACTCTAAAACTCTATACGTGCGCATAAAAGAAAATCTTAAGAAAAAAGGCGTGGAATTTAATTTATGTAGCATTTCAATTAAAAACGCAACGATAACAGAAGAAGAATTATTAGATGCAATGAAAGTAATAAATGATGAAAAGAGAGATGTTTAAATAACGTCTTCATGAAATTTTAATAGTAAGACACTATTAAAATTCTAAGACGATAATTAACTTAACTAGAGTAAAAGTGAGACGATCATAATGACGTTTGTCTACTTTTAGATGTTTAAAATTAGGTTTACGTAAGAGTGAAAGAAACGCCTGAGTTACCTTGGAATCGTCAAAAGAAGCGTTTAAGTATTCGACATATTTAAGTTTTGGAAGTTGGTCCAATTTTAAAGACTCGATTTCTAATTCTGTAGATATTATT